GCCGCGGGCAGCAGATCGACGAACGAGCGCCAAAGGTCGGGCCTTGGGCGCGACATCAGGCGAGCGTCGGCGATTATGTGCTGTCGGTCGAAAGATCGAAACCCGCAAGGCACGACGGGCGGCACGGGGGCATCAACCGGAACTTCGCTGAGGGAAGCCTGAGCTTCGACGATTTCCGGAAGTGGCCGGACAGCGTGATCGACCTCCTGACCCCGCACCGGCGGTGGGGGTTCTGACGTGGCGATCTCCGCCACCCTGACCCACAACCTCGAGCAGGTCGAGCAGGGGCTCCTGACCCTGTTCCAGGCCTTCCCTGACGCAATGCGAGCGGCGGCTATGGAGGGGGTCCTCCTGGCCCAGAGGGAGGTGAAGCTCAACGTCGTGGAGCGCTTGAATACCGGGAGCGGGCGACTGCGTGGCAGTTTCGAGAACCCGATGATGGTGACGGACAACGACGAGATGAAGGAGGCGGAGCTCTCCAGCGAAGTGGTCTACGCGGCGATCCAAGACCGCGGCGGCACCATCTTTCCGAAGAACCGGTTGCTGGCCATCCCGAACAAGCAGGCTGGGGTGCCTGAGAACCGGGGCCCCAGGGATTATCCCTACGGCGCCTGGATCAAGGCGAAGAGCGGGCTCGTCCAGATGGTCTACGTGGACTGGGGCGGCAACGTCCTCTTCTTCGGCCTGACCCGCTCGACCATCAAACCCACCTGGTACTTCACGGACGCCGTGAAGGAGGTGGAATCCAAGATGGGGGCAATCGTCGGGAAGCACCTGGGCGAGGCCATCGCCGAGGCGGTGAAGTAGATGGCGACCTTCACCCGGCGCGAGTCCATCCTGCGCGAACTCAAGTCCGCGCTGGAAGGAATTAGCAAAGCGAACGGCTACTTCAACAACCTTGGCGCCTTCGGGGTCAAGCGGGTGATGGAGGCCCCGGACAAGGTGGACGAGGGGGACAGGCCGGCGATCTGCTTCCATCCGAACATTCAGGCCCCGATGGTAGGGCATCCCTTCCAGTACTACGTGACGACGCTGAAGGTGAAGATCCTCGGCTACCAGACCCGTGGGTTGAGTGTGGAGAACGGAGCCCAGCAGGATAGCCTCAACAAGCTCCTGGCGGACATCATGAAAGCGGTCACCCATGAGGACAACTTCTTCATGGGCGGCTACGCGACCAGCACCAGGGTGACTGGCGCCCACACCGACGAGGGATCGCTGAATGGCGAGGTGGTCAGTGTATGTCGCCTGGACGTTGAGATAGACTACGACCATCCATCCGGAGAACTGTGACCATGGCGAAGAAGTACAGCCGCTCGAAGCAATACCGAGCCACCTTCAAGGCGGAGACCGGGGCCTTGCGCCACGGTTTGCCCCAGGGAGGTTCGGCCCCCTACGAGAAGGGCAAGGAGTATGAGGTCGGCGGCGACCTCCTCCAGGCCTACCCGGACTTCTTCGAGGGAGCCAAGGCAGTGAAAGGCGGGGCGGCCAAGCCGGCCCAGGACAAGGAACAGGGCCCCGCTGACGGCGCGGCCGACACGGAAGGCGGTGAATCATGAGCACGACCAACTGGGGCAGCGGTGCCCTCCAGAAACTCTTCCTCGGGATCGAGACCACGACGAACACCTACCAGGCGGCCGCCGGCAGCGATGCCGCTCGCTTCGTGACCCTGGACATCCAGGGCGACGAGGGGCGTGAGTACCGCGAGGACAACACCGAGAGCTACGGCTACGAGGAGATCGTCACCGGGCGGAAGAGCTACCCCTGGACGCTCAACGGGTTGATCCTCCCGAGCGGTACGGCGGGGACCCCGCCCGACCTCCACGCGCTCTTCCTGGCCATGATGGGCAGCTACACCAACACGCCCGGAACCTCGGATGAGTACGCCTTCAACAATAACGTGCGCCAGAGCACGATGTGGATGGCCCACCACATCCCGCTGACGACGATGCGGCACATGCTGGGCTGCGTGCCCCAGAGCATGAACATCGAGATCACCGGGACGGGCGTGGCCAAGGTGAGCGCCTCCGGCTTTGCCATGACGGAGATCCGGACTCAGCAGAGCAGCGTGGACGGCGCTGCCGGCGCTGGTGCGACCTTCGATGTGCAGACCGGTGAGGGTATTGGCTTTGAAGTCAATTCCGTGATCGCCTTCTACAACCCCAGCACTGGGGCCGTAGTGGACGACAACTCCAGCGCCGGTTACACCGTCACCAACGTCTCCACCGACACCATCACGGTGACGCCATCGCATGGCGGCGTGAGCGACCTGGACGAGGTGCGGCCCTTCACCCCGGCCAGTTCCGGCCTGGTGGGCAACCCGGTCGCGGTGGGCGTCGGCTCCTTGAGTATCGGCGGGACCGCGGTTGAGGTGACCAAGTGCTCCGTGTCCATCAACAACGGCGTGCAGGAGGTGAATGACGAGTTCACCACGACCGGCCCGAGCGACCACTTCAAGAGCAAGCGAGAGGCGACCATCGCCCTGGAGCTCCGCATGCGGGCCGACCGTGCCCACATCTGGCGCAAGTCCCGGGCCGTGACCACCCAGGCCTTCCAGGTCATCGTCGGGAACACCGCCGGGAAGCGACTCCAGATCGACGCGGCTTCGCTGAACCTTGACTTCGGCAACCCCTCCGTGCCACAAAACGAGGTGGTGACCATCAGCGCCTCGGGCAAGTGTCTGGACTCTTCGGGCAACGACTCGCTGAAGCTCACCTTCACCTAGAGGAGGTGGCCGTGAGCCAACCGCAAGGACGAATCGAGAAGCTGGACCAGGGATGGCGTGAATTCATTCCCGAGGCCTTGAAGAACCGCGAGCAGGCGCACCCGATCCGGATGCAGATCCGCGGGGTGCCGAATCCGCTCATGATCCGGATGGGTCAGATCCTGAAGACCTACGAGAACACCGGCGACATCGAGGCCTTCGATCCCGGAAGTATCGAGATGGTCCTTCGCAAGTGCTGCCGGGACGTGGAGCACTACCATTACCAGCGGAGCAACGACCACAAGGTCCGCAGCATCAAGACCGGCGCCGACTTCTCCGAGTATGGGCACCTGGCTCTGACGGCAGAGGTCTTCTTCGAGATCATGAAAGCCACGGGGGTCACGGAGGAGGAGCGGGGAAACTCAGAAGGGCCGTCCGATGGTTCACCCAGCGTGAGCAGCGGGCGGCCGGAGGAGGCGACGGAGCCTTTGGTGCCTGGAGCAACATCGACCGCATCGACCCCCGACGACCCTGCACCGGAGAGGAGTGCGAGCAGTGGGGAGACATCCGCAACTGCAAGACCGTAGAGAACCCGGTCTTCTGGCTTCCCGTCAACGGGGCGGCGTTCACTCGCTGCCCTTGGTCGGACATCACCGGCCTGAGCGTGGGGCTGTGGAACCTCTTCCAGCATTGTCAGACCTTCGGCATCCCCCCAGTCCCTGGGGCGATGGAGGACCAGCCCTACTTCTTCGTGGAGACCTTCGGAGAGATCGCTACCACCTTGGCAGCCGTGCAGCGGGAGCAGGAGGAGGAGTACGTGGAGAGCACGCGCCCCGAGTCCGGCCCCGTGGGAAGGGTTGAGCATGGCTGAAGAACAAGTAGTAAGTGTCAAGGTACAGGTCAAAGACCAGACCACCGACGGGACCGAGAAGGCGGCCAAGAACACGAAGAAGCTGTTCCAGTCCTTCACCGACGTCTACCACGGGATGAAGGCAGTGGTGGACATCGGCAAGGTGGTGATCGGGGCCTTCAAGGACATGGGCGCCGCGGCCGAGACCCAGACGAAGGCCGAACTCACCCTGGCCAACGCGCTCCGGCAGACCAGCGGTTTCTCCGCAGAGCAGTTCGCCGCCCTGAAGGAGCAGGCGTCGGCGATGCAACTACTGACGACTGCCGGGGATGAGCAGATCCTCCAACAGCAGGCCCTGCTCCTGAATATGGGGGTCGCGACCGACAAGCTGGGGGACGCCAGTATGGCGGCTCTGAACCTGAGCGCGGCCCTTAGCATCGACACCGAGAGCGCATTCC